GAAGTTAGTGACAGACACCTTCTTATTGATAGGTGTACCTGTTGGATCGTCCACAACGTGGAGCAAATCAGCACCAGCAATACCTGTTGAAAGGTCTGTCAAGGCGGTAATCTTCTTATCGGCCATTTGGCTTCTCCTAGTTTATCTAAACCCACAAAATTATGGGAATGTTACTGTGGGCATTATCTAGATTAATTCTAGTCCCACATCACTTTCAGAGCCATCTGGCTCTTTTTCATCATTAAACTCTTTTAAGAAACTCTCGCATTGTTGTCTTGCACCATTAAGTGCGTTCAACATTCCGACAGCTTCATTTTTTTGTTGTTCTAAACTCTGTAGTTTTCCGTTTACTTCTTTTATATCAGAGTCTAAAACAGATATTCTTTCTTCTATCATACTCTTAGTAATAGTCATATTCACCTCACTTCATACATGATATACTATTTATAATACTTTATACGAGTATTTATAAAAAAAATTACGATACAGTCATGGTTGCATCGGCATCAGCAGTCAATGTCAGATCTGCGGCCATACCTACACCACCTTCACCAGTTAAGAAACCACCCAAGTCTCTACTTGAACTATCTGTCCCATCAAGTAGAATAAATGAGTCTTGTTCATCAGTATCATCCAATGCAGTTGTTCCACTCTCCATTCTGATTTTATCGTCATCTACAAGTTTCTGAATCGTTCCACTGTTCAAAGAGATTGCATCATCAGAGTTGATACCCAGTGTGTTGTTCGTAACATTTGACGTTCTAGTGTCTTCAGATGCTGGTAGTGAAAATGCCATGATACCTTCAGACAATACTGAAACACTAGAGTTGAAATCCATAATCGTACCAAAGTTTGAACCTAATGCAGTTGCTTGTTTAAGTTGCAGTTGTGGTGTGCCTGTCACATGGATTGGTTCGTTGAAGTAAATGTATGCAGTCACATCTCCAAGTGATGATGATGCAGCCCCAGTAAACGTATCTCCATCTGGGAAAAATGCTGTCTTATCAGTCGTGCTACCCAAAGTAATATGTGTGGGTGTTGGAACGTCAATAGACTTCTGCAAGTTTCTGCTGCAAACTAGAACCTCTGGTTGTGCTCCCTTGTTGTCATTTCCAGAATTAGGGTTGCCAGGTGTAAACACCCAACCAGATCTATTTGCGACTACCTTTTCTTTTGCGTAATCACTTTCTCCGTTTGCACGTTCTGTTAAATATGTTGGTTTAGCTTCAGACTGACTAGCATCGACAGCAATAACTCTGTCCTCTACGTCAACACCATCTGCTGTGCTATCTAGTAGTAGAAATGCATCATTTTCTGATTCACTTGCACTTTCCAAAACTACATTAAAACTTTTTCCAAAAGGCATTTTCCTCTCCTTATTTTACTATTATTTATAATTATTTAAAACCTAAACGCTTCAAGTCGTTTATAGTTTTGGGAACTGATGTATGATGTATTCCTATGCCACCTTTTGCTTCCCACTCTTTTATGTTTTTAATATAGTCATCAATAAGAACATTTGGTTCACCATCACTATCTTTCGCAAATGCTTGTTTCTGATCTCTTCTTACCAAATGTATTTTACTCCTTTTGAAGTCCGTTCTTTGTAACCACTTCATTTTGCCTGGCCGAGAGTTTGCATCTCGTTTTGAGTAAGCAGAAAGTATGTATGCATCATATTTTATGATGAATGAATACAATCTTTTTGCCCCAGGCATCCACTCTAGATTTGCCCAAAAGTTTTTCGTATTACTTATCTTATTCCATCTGTCTACTTTATCTGCCTGAACAAACGAACCACCTACCACATGATCTGCGGCTTTCATAAAGTCGCAGAGAACCATGTCCATATCACAGTATATGGAAGGCAAGTCCTCTGTTGCGACTTTGGCTTCTAAGACATCTGAAAAACTTTTCATTACCTGACATTCTTCTTTCCGACTTTGACTTCTTTCATATCTGGATCAATATTAACTTTCGTCATTGGTTTACCAGTCATGGTTTTATCTTCATCTTTTTTTTTCTTTTCACTTGGTAGATGTCCACCCTCTGTCTTAAAAGGATTATGACCCTCTCCCATGCCCCACATCTTAGCAAGTGTTTCTCTCATAGATGCATTTTTCTTTTGCATGGTATCCACTTGTTGTTGCCAATCATCTTGTGACTGGCCAGGAGTTGCATCCAATTTTGCCATTGTATTTTCTGGTGTGCCAATATCATAGTTTTCACCCATGTTCAACAGTTTCGCAATATCTTTGCCAGGGACATAATCTGGTAATACCTTCTCTAGTGACTTCCTTGGGTCTAGAGTTTTTTGTGCGTCCTTTACGAACTTGTCTGCAAATGATTTCATCATCTTATCTTTTTTCATTGCGTTTGCAATATCATCAATAAGAGATGCCATTTGTTTCATCTTACCTTCATCGACACTTTCGTCCTTTTTTTTCTTTGCATCTTTTCTTAACATTGCAAAGTCTTTACCATCAATGTCTCCATCTTTATCTTTGTCAAGTTTCTTTTGTCCCCCAACAAGTTTTTCACCAACAGCCTTACGAATTGATTCCTCAAGACTGCCTGACTTTGTTTCAAAATATGCCATTTTACTTCTCCTCGTAAGTGTTAGCAGTTGTTAATCGTTCCTGTGAGCATATGCAATACTTGACATATAGTCACCCCCTTGTGATCTTGGATACATCTTCATAAATGCCTTTGAATCATTTCTTGAAATGACATCCATGATTGCCTCTAGTGCAGCAGTATCTAGATTATAGATAAATTTTCTAAGGCCTGTTAAATCTTTTTTCATGTATAATTGTTTTGCCTTTTGAAAATCTTTCTTGTCAATCCCACCATCTTTAATTATTCTGTCAAACGCCTTTGATGCATTTTCGTCAAGTTCAAGACCTTCTGGAATATATTCTTGTTTTAATGATTGCATACCTTTATCGTACCAACTGTCTCTATCATCTAGATTATCAACTGCAACAACAACAAAATGACCTTTTCTTACAAATACCTCTTTTTCAATAGGTGAAAAATTATAGTTTTTCACTGCTTTGTTAGCTGCATTTTTATCTTTTTTATTAACAACGATAGCATGAGTTTGTTTATTTTTACGTCCAGGCACCCCTCTCATATATTCTCTTTTGTACTTGATACCAGTTTTACCCATAATTCTATCATATAATCCTTGAACCTCTTGATTGATTTGTATATTTGACTTTTGAGTATCACTAAATTTTCTATCCATAGGTCTTACATACCTATTTTTTTTGTCTCGTTCATCAAGTTCAACTTCTTCACCCACTATCCTTGGTAAAGATCTAAATTTGTCTGAGTCTTTAAGAGCTGATCTTGCATCCTTCACATCTTGTTTGTCCACATAAAGTCTACCACTTCTGAAACTTCCAGAGATACCAGCATCTTTAAGAACAAGAAGAACCTCTTTCTCATATCCCTCACCAAGTTCAACTTCTTCTTTGATTGGTTGTCCAATCATTTGTTTCTTTTTCACCTTAACAATCTTCAAAGTCTTTTTATCTTTGATTCTCATTGGTGGTAGTTGAGAAGTAGTAATGATTGATCTTGCACCTTTCTCATCAGATGCAGTTCCAACAACCTTATTACCATCAGCAGTATCAACTACTACAAATGGTTCTTTCATTTCATCAAGTTCATCCTCAATGTATTCTTTCATACCTTTAATATGTGCATCAATCGTCTTTGATTGTCTTTGGTGTGCTTGAGATGCCTTTTCTAACTCACCAACAATTGGTTCTAAATCTTTTGAACCCTTCATCATATCTACATGAGCCTTAACTCTTTTAGATTGTGCAAGATGCATCTTTGATGCGTTCTGTAACTCACCAACTAATTTTTTCATATCTGATAAATCGCCAGCAACCTCATCAAGTTCAACTTCTTCACCACGCATTTTAATTACAGCATCATCCTGTGCCTGTCTTTTTTCTAAATCTGCAATTAATTCCTTGATTTTTATTTTTGCAAATCCCTTGCCAGGAGTTTTCTTACCTCTTTCCAAACCCTTCAACATTTTTTGGAGTTGACTTATCTCACCTCTGATGTCTGGGCCATATTCAGATTTCTCTTCTAGTTCAACTTCTTCTGTGGTTGGAACTAAGAAATAGTCTCTGAGTTTATTCATACTGTTTGATGACACTGCAAGTTTGTTAGTCCACCAACTTGGTAGTGAATCTTCTGGGTTCATGGTCTGTAGTTTTGATGTGATTTGCATCGCATCCTCAACTATAGTCTTGCACTGACGAATTGCAGATGCAACATCTGTATGACCATCTTCTTGAATATCAACTTCTTCTTTAGCAACTGCGACCATCTGTTTTGATTTTGCTTTAATTTTAGGTAACTCATTTGCCTTTCCGGCTGCCCGCATCGCAGCAACATCTGGAGTCGCTTGAGTATTTGGTGGGCCTTCGTTAATCTTTACATCTTTCTTCTGAACTGCAAGTGTGATTGCCATGACCACTTTTTGATTACCAGAAATCTCAATCTTATCTTTACCTAAATCTTTTACTTTCAGACCTCTCTGTTTTGCAAGATTCATAATAGAGCTCTTCAGTCTGTCTCCACCAAATCTGGATAGAGTTGCTTTTGCTTCATCAAGGACTCCTTCATCTTTCTTGTCCTTCTTACCTTTTGCTTTATAACCTTGTGCAAACGCAGCCCGTCTTTGTGCATCTGAGGCAAACCCTTCATCTAAGTTCTGTGGTTTCTCAAAGGCCTGAACTTGTTTCATAAGTTCCGTCATGTTTGTTGTATTTTTCATTTCTCTATCCTTTCATCAAATCTGTGACAGATTTGCCTTTTTCCCAAAACTTACATGACCAGAATCTTGCTTTATATTTTGGGCCAGGATTGTCGCAGTTGTGTCTTGCACGAAAACTTTTTCTTCTTGCTGGGTCATCTCGTTTGATTTCCATGTTGGGATCACCAAACTCAACCTTGACAACATTACCCTTATCGTTTTTTACATATACTTTAAACTTTTTTACATCACCCTTTGTAGGGTTATTTAGTTGAACTTTTCTTCCTTGATACTCTGCGGCTTCAGTTACTTCACCCCATACATTTTTTAGTTCCATCTGATTAAATTTAAGTAAAGTGTTTTCACCTTTTGCTCTTTGCATTTGTGCTGGTGTGGGTGCTCCCTTATCACCCTTCTTTCTCATTCTTTCACCAGAACCTCTTTTGATTCTTTGTCTCTTCTTGTGAATGTTTGCCCATAGACTTTCTTTGACATCAGTTCTACCAAAACCAAGTTCTGGTTTTCCCTTTATCATAGAATCAATATGCATTTTCATATAGTCATCTATATCATCTGCAAGTCCAATCTCACCAGCCTTTTTCATAATTTTATTGTATAAATCGACTGCTTGTTTTTTTTGTTCCTCTGATGCTTCACCAGCATCCATTGCCTCTTTTTCTAACTCATAGAAATCATCTTGCATACGAGTGAGTTCCTCTGCACCCTCTACATTTGCATTTGCTTTCATAACCTTCTGTGCAGAACCACACATATAGAAAAACTTTGTGGTATAATCACCCACTGTGATTTCATGTTCTGGTTGTTCATTAATACTTTCTTTTAGTCCTTGTAGTAAATCTCTATAGGACTTTGCAATTTTCATTTGGAACTTTGATTTATCAGCAGAGGTTTTCTTTTTATTATACATATCCAATGCTTTTTGTGCAATTTGAGGTGATACCTTTTCTTTACCACTTGCAAATTCTACGTCTTTTTGTCCTCTCATAGAAACTGATTTTCTTAGTTGCATGATGATATGATTTGCAGCCTTTTCTACATCCTTCTGTGTGGCAGAAATATCTGCATCATCACCTCTTGCCCTCATGTCTTTGTCTCTGGCCATTGCCCTTTTTGCATCTCTACGAGCAAGACTTTCATCAAGTTCAACACCCTCTTTGTACATATTCAACTCATATGGTTTTATCTTATTTCCACTATTGTAAACTTGGATTTGCATAACTCCACCTTTACCCTTGAGTCTGTACTTGTTTGTTTTACCCACAGATGGTTTCCTAGGCCCAGTTGCAACTTTATCATCAATCTCATTTCTGTCAATATCCACACGATGAATTTTCTTTGCCATCGTATATGCGTGTGACATCGCATTTGCAAAACTATTGTGATATAGTTCGTAACCAGTAGAGGATTTAGCTTCATCAAGTTCAACTTCCTCTACCATGTCACCAATTTTTGTCCCTGGCGACAGATAAAGTTCACCACCTTTTTGTTTTTTGAGTTTCATCATATCTGCCTTTGACCCTTTAGCAACAACCTTTCCTTTAATCACAAGAGCATAACTTTTAGATTTCATCTCATCAAGTTCTTCTGAACAATCATCACAACACTCACCAGTTTTTTCTAACATCTTGTCGTGGACTTCATTTAGTTTCCACCACCAATCATCTCCATGTCTCAACTGATAAGATGCTCTTGTTTCGTTTGATTCAAACCACTCTTGGACACTACTAAACTCTTCTGACTTTTTTGCGGCCTTCTTTTTCTTCTTTGCGGCTCTTGCTTTAGGTTGTAGGTCTGGATCTGCCTTACCCCCTGTTAACATGGAGTTCACTCTTGCCATTGCCCACTGTTGTGGAGTAGTGCCTGGCCTGTGTCCAGTTTTCCATGCAGCCATACCTCTGTCGTAACTCTTTTTAAGTATAGAGTATGGCACACCTGTTTCTTTTGACTTGTTAACCAGTCCTTGAATTTTCTCATCTAAACGATAGAACTCCATATCTACATCCTCTTTTTTTGCCATCTTTGTTAGAGTTGCATAATATATTGCTTCACCTTCTTTACCATACCTATCAGTAAAATCTTTCTTTGAAATTTTCTTTTCTAGGTCTTTTAGTTTTTCTTTTTCTGTTCCAGTAAGTTTTCTTTCATCTATCTTTGAGGTATCAGTTGCCATGAAAGGCCCTCTTCTCAAAGATTTAAATGGTACTTTTACTTCATTACCAAATATTTCTTTTGGATGAATAATATTAAATGTAACCATTTGAGTATTATTATCAATACCTTTTAGTTCCATATCTATTTCATCATATTTCTTACCTTTGTATTTTAACCCATGAGCAGTAACAAGTTTCTGAACCTTACCACCAGCAACTGCCTGTTTTGCTTTTTCACCAAACATCTGCTTATACTTTAGAGTATATTGTGATGGTTTTGTTTTCTTACCCTTATCGCCAGGTGCTGGTTTGTAAGATGATGGATCGTCATCAGGTTTATCTTTTCCCTTTGCAAAAAATCTTGCACGAGCAACAGCAGTGGACTTCTTCATATCTTTACCACCAGCACCTTTTGCATAATACTTTGCAGGCTGTGTCCCTTTTACATCTCCGACCTCACCCTTTGCTTGTTTTACCTTTGTGATCTTTTTCTGTTCTTCAATATCAATATCGTATAACCATGTTTTATGCACTTTGTTATTCTCATCTACAAATGACAGATAGTTTGTTCCTTTACGAATGACCTTACCTTTTACACCATTTGCTTCTACGAGATCTCCTACATTCCAGAGTTTACCTGTGAGATATAAATCTCTAAGAGTTTCAAAGTCATTCATATCTCCCATCTCTCGTTCTTCACGAATACCCATGTACTTGCGAACATCATTATATAACTTTAGTGCATCTCTAAAACCAGATGGTAGTCCTGTCTTAAAAGAGTCAAAGTCTCCAGCAGTTGCAGCTGCTCTCATCTTTGATGCAGACATTCCCTCAACACCCTCTGCATCTGGATCACGTTCTCCAGCAGATATGACATCAATAGAGTCAAATTTAAATAACTGATTACCTTTTTTGTCTGGTGCGTCATTATAACGATTGAGTAAAGTAGAGAACTCTGTGACCCTATCAGAACCAACAACCATGATCAAATCTGTAAATCCCTCTTTGTATAACATTTCTGCGATTTCTATGGCAGTTCTTCCGTCTTTACTTGCAATAATATTTCTTCTGTGTTTAGGAAACATCTTTCTCATGTATGCAACTTTGAGAGAGTATGGCAACGGATCTTTCTTTGGATTTTGTGTTTGAGATGGATAGATGCGATATGGATTAGAACCAGCAACAGATGAAACTTTATCCATAAGTTTCTCATGTCCAGTTGTAGGTGGATTGAATCTACCAAAGGTAAATACTATCTGTCCCTTTGACTCTGATAATATGTCTCTAAACTTACGCATCTTGTTTTCTCATTCTTGCCTGTTTCACTTTTTCTAGTTCTTTTTTCTTTACAACTTTTACAGACCTTGTTGCAATCTTATTAATCATACCACCATACTTTGCCGCAACCATCTGATCAATCTTGACCCTCTGTTGGACAGGCATCTCTTTATATTGTGGATAGAATTTGTCTAGGACTTTTTTCTTTGCCAACTTTGCAGCTTTGACTTTTATTTTTTCTGGTGACGCAACTTTTCTTTTAGATAACTCTACCTTTCTTTTGAAGGCGGCAGTTTTAGTTATCTTTGCCATTCTACGAGCTTGTTTGCGTCTTTGTGCAAGATTTACTTTCTTTAACTCGTTTATGTCAGAGTAAAGTTCCAAAAATGTTATCATTTGTCCCATGCCTTTATCGCAGTGAAGTTGTTAAACGAGAACTCCATTCTGTCCACCAGTTTAACAGCACCACCACTAACTCTATCAATCGCAACATACCCCTCTGGGTTTGTCACTTTAAATCCATTTGCGGTCTTGATGAACGTATCTGTCAATCCCTTAACACTATTTAGTTTTTTTACGATTTCCATTTTTGCATCTACAAGTAAATTTTGAAATGTAATAATTTGAACTAGATTATTAGTGTGTTTACTGATTTCTCTTACAAGTTCTTTTTGTAATTTTGTATATTTTTCTTTACCCTTCACTGACTTTGCTTTGTCTATTTGTTTTTGCACTGTCATCTCAACCCACTTCTCATAACCTTTTGCATGAGCCTTTGGGTTCTTAATCGTTTCTCCAACACGAACCTTACTGTTATTATATGTCTTGAGTGATGCACCAGCAAGTGTCCCAGTAAAACTATCTTGTAACTTGAGAAACTTTGTCAGTTGTGGAGAATTTATTTTTTGAAAAGTTTTACCAGTCCTAGATAATATACTGGTGACTTTCTCTGTTTCTTTCTGATTAAATGTTGCTTTACCAGTAACATCTTTGTATGTCGCATCATCCATCCAAACTGAGGATGGTTTATTCAATCCTTTTATATCTACACCAAATGATGCTTTCATATCTTGTAGTGCATCACCAGTGTAAGTGGTATGCCATACCACACCTATCTTTGATGCGTTCATCGTTGCACCTAAATCACTATCCACTGGAACTGCATAGACGATAGTGTTTGGTTGAAACGTATAATACTTAATACCATCAATTGTTGTGGTATCCAGATCGGTGTACATCAAGTCACCTTGAAGAACACCATCAATACCTAGTTTAGAAAATTCTGCAAGTGCAACCTTAAACTTTGCGTTCAAGTCCCCAGACAAATCATCATCTATCTCTGCTTCTGTCTTGTATAGTTTTGGACTTACATTGAATACTGATTTCTTTGCAACAAAAAATTTACCATCCTCTGGATCTTTACCAGCAAATATTGCTGGAGCACCATCCCACTTGACAGTCATGTTTATGGATGAACGAGAGTTGCCTGCTAACATATCTCTTAGGGATCGTAGAAAGTTTATTGCAGCTCTGCCACCAGCAACACCATTGTTTATGATTTCATCTTCTAGGTGTTCCAAGTGAAGATTCTTACCAGCATGATCCTCATTCAACATTTCTGCAAATCTAATCATTACTTTACAAGTCCATTATATTTTACTGCTAGACTATATTGTCCTAACTTCTTTTGTCCAGCGTGTCCAGCTTTATTTGTTCGTATTGACATTTTCATTGTAAGTTTATCTGAACCAGATTTAAGTTCAATAAACCAATCTTGTTTTGATGTTTTACTTGCATATGCTTTCACAAACTGAACTTGTGGTAAAAATACCCCTAGTTCATCTTTATCTTGTACCTCTTCATAATCTAACCCTACAGCCTTAATTACTTTAGTTGGAACATCTGGTGCATCTCTTAATACCTGTGTTTTAATATAACTTAATGAATTTTTCTTATCACTATTAAATAAATCTACAATACCTTTTCTCATAATCTCTAAGTATTGATCGTAATATTCCTCA